ATAGACGCCCGGAGTCTGGCCCGTTCCAGCATTCGTGATGACCACATTCTGTACTAATGAACCAGCACGCATATAGCCAACGGTTCCAGTCTTGACATTGGCAACGGTTGCACCGGAGTCAACCTGAACATAGCGGTAGCGTCCCCAATGGCAAAGACCTGTTACCGTATTCGACAGGGCATTTGCCTGCTTTTCGGTAAGGTCGAAGTAGTCTCCTACTTCCAACCCTCCCGTGTTGTACTGCTGATTCGTGACCGGATCAACTAAGCCTGTCGCGGACGGAGAGTTCGCGGTGTTGAGTCCACCCCAAATCGGGATTATTGGTTGGTTAGGCATCTGCGTTTCTCCTTCTGCAACAAAACTTAGTTATTGAAAATTCCCGAGTTGAACCCAAAAGCATACGCGGAATGACGAGGCTGGCAAATGTAAAGGTTTGTTGCCACGCGCATGAAGATTGCATCGATGGACACGTTGTTCGGCATCGGCGCTCTGCGGATTCCGTAATTCCAACCGCTCTTGTTCGTAGGCCGAACCTTGAATGACTCCGGCTCCAAGAAGTAAAGAACTTCTGAAGGCTGGATCACCACGTTCGACGGCAGATTAGAACCTGTTGGCGAGAAGTTGATCGGAGCCGCACCATTGTAGAACTGCGGAGTCGTGAACGCCACTGTCGTGGTGCTCGATCCTACGCCGTCCTGCAAATTAGCATTGCCCTGTCCAGCATCTTCAGGAGCCAGAGGAATATAGTTCTGAGCCTGCGCCGAAGGGGCCAGAGGATCGGCATAAATGTCGATACCGTCGAAGTTGAAGCCTCTCCACGCGATGTCGTGATTCTTGTTGCTTACGTCTCTGCGCTGCGCGTCAAGAGCAATGGCAATGGCAGAGTAGCCGAAGGTATTGGTAATGCCTAATGTCGGATTACCACCCGTCACTGTGCATTGCGCCTTCAACTGAGTCATGGCCGCAAAGTCAATCTGTCCTGGCGTTCCGGTTGCTCCACCAAGATAGAGAGGCGTTGAGTTCAGCGAGATTCCTACCGCGCCGTTCCTCACCTGACCGCCATAGTTCGTGTAGCGGTTGCCGTAAATGGAAGGATCGATGCCGTTATTCAGTGCTTCGTCCATACCATTGATGGCCTTGATGCGGTTGTCGCTGATGGTCGCCGAGGATGGCTGTCCGTGACGGAAGGAGTCCATTTCCAAGGCCGTATTCAGGCCAAGGACCATGTTCTCCATGTACGCTTGGTACTCGTCAATGATCGTCGGAGGACCGGAGTTGATAACACCGCCAGTGCCAGAACCATCATCGTAAAGAGCGTCGTCCATCGGCCACCATGCAGCGTAGAACTTCGGCAGGAATTTAATGCCGGAGTTAATCTGCTGCGCAGTCACCGTGACCGTCTGACCGGAGTCCACAGCCGCGTACTGAGTGCGGCCATAGAGAACATTCTCTCTCATGCCAGCGCCACCAAGGAACGGGTCCCATACGCCTGCACGACGTAACTTTGCTTGGAACGGGGTCCCCACGAAAAGGTTATTCCAGAGCACGCCGACTCTTACTGCCTCTAGCTCGCAGGCGTCCACTAATCCGTACAATGGGTCGTTAGGCATGACGTATTTCTCCTTTTATTTCACAAACTTACGCTACCGCTTGGTCTTTCTCTGCAATCGTGTCGCGAATCATCTTTGCTGTCTGTACGCGACGTTGACTTTCGTTCATCATCAGTGGATCAGGAATATCCTTCGCCACTACCTGACGCTGTAATTCAGGCATCTTGGAAGATATTGCAACCCGAACGTCTGGATTGTTTGCGTGCTGCTCAGCGCGAGTCTTTTCCTTCGCCGCGAACTCAGCTTCACGCGCATCAAACTTCTGTTTCCACTCAGATTCCTTTTCGGTTGATGCCGCTAAACGAATCTCATCGTCATGCGCCTTAGCAACCGCTTGACGCTGCTCTTCTTCCTTCTCCGCAAACCGGAAGGTACGCGCAGCATATTCCATCGGATCGAGTTTCAATTGATCGGCTTTGGAGATAAGTTCGGAAGGAGGAATCGGAAGAGGAGCACCGTTATATAACCTCTGGTATCTCCACTGGACATTGGCAATGGTATTAAATCCATCACTTGCGCGTGCAATCAAAGCGTTCGTATCAAATACCGGACTGCCGTTAGGACCAGGAACAAATCGGCCTTGTGCATCTCGGCTCCCGCTTGCAGCATCGGGCGTGACGGCGGTAGGAGTAAAAGCCGGAGCGTCGGCAGGAATCAGTCCTAGTTCTTTCAGGCTTTCCCTTTGCGCCTTGTAAAAAGCTGCTTCGGCTGCGGCGTCTGAGGCTTTTCTTGCTAATTCCTGTTTTTCCTTTTCCCATGCAGCTACACCAGGGTTGTAAGTATTTTGCCAAAACTCATCAACACTGCGCTTCTGAAGTTCTGTTGCTTCCTGTGCCGTTTTTGCTGCGGCTACCGCTGCTTCTGCCGCTTTCCTGTCGGCATCTGCCTTCGCCGCTGCGTCCTGTGCGGCTTTTTGAGCAAGATCGGCAGTATTCAGTACACCACCAAGGCTGTTCATAACCTTTGCGTCAAGAGCATCTATTTGTTCTTGGCTAAGCCCGGATTGTTTGAGCACTTCAGCTAATGTCGGCATAATTCACTATTCTCCCGGATTTCCTTACTACTTAATACTGAGGTTGCTGACTCGTTGGCGTAGGCTGCGAAGGTGTAACCATCGCCGTCTGCGCTTCACCAATTGCTTGCACGATCTTGTTCATCTGACTGGCAATCTGAGGGTATGCTTGACTCACCTGAGTCGCGACTTGCGACCAGTTGCCAAGGAGTTGCTGGATTTGATTTGCTGGGCCTTGCGATGGTGGGCCTTGCTGTGGTCCCCCTTGAGGGGGCTGTGGCCCGCCTTGAGGAGACGGAGGAGCGCCAGCTCCTGGACCTTGCGGTGGGGAACCGGCGCTTTGATCTGACATTCCTGGCATCGATGGTGTAGCCATTGTTCCTCCGTTCAGGGGTTAATGACTACTTGATGGCCAGCTTCTTGGCGCTGTTCTTGCGACCGCGACCCTTGCGGGACTTCTTGGCGACGTGAGCTGCTTTTGCTACGCGATGCTTTTTCATGGTGTTTCTCCTTTGGTTTCAAGTTTGGAGCAAACAAAACCGGCTAGAGCCGATTCTGCTCTAGCCGGGGCTTAATCCCAAAGGTGGGGGGCTCGCGCTATGTATGGCGCTTTCGCGCCTTTAAAAGAAATAGACTAAACCTAATGATTTGTCAAGTCTTTTCTGCAATTTATTTTATCGCAGAATTTTTCTTTGCGAATTACCCCATGTCTAAATATGGGGGCTTCCGGCGCTTTTTCGCTAAAGTTCCTTGGTATCTACGTTTAATATCTGGCGGATTTCTTCACTCTTTCCCTCTGGCACCTTGGTATTTTGCTCGATATTGATCCCCTGGACGTATCCTTGATTATACAAAACCACCATTTTACCGTTCGTCTTGGTCGCCCGCATGATTTCGTCAACGTCTGAGACGTTCGCTGGGAGAGTAATGCTTGCTTCTGTCCTAAGAAAATCCCGCTGTACCTTAATTTCGATTGCCATTCTGTCTCCTAACCAGTTTATTTTCTTCCAGTTACGATTCTTTCACGATGGTCCTGGGAGCGCCACCAGCCTTACCCTTTTGGGCAAGTTTTGGCGCTTTTTGTGCGCTTGGGGGTCTTCCACCAGCGTGTTGTCCACCAGCCCCCTTACCGCCCCCTTGCTGCTGTTCGTTTTCCAAAATTGACGGATCAATGCCCATATCCTTCAATTCCTTCATTAATTCAATCTTGGCGAAAATCTTTCTCTTCTCCAGTTCTATTTCTTCCTTGAAGCTCTTATCGATTTCTCCTTGCGCGTTAGGAATATCCAAACGCTCAAAAACAGTGAGCCACGACAGAGGTGCTCCACCGCGTTTAAGCTGTAGATATAACATTTGCTGCTGCATGGCCGTAATCCTGAGCAGCGTACTCGGCACGGAAACAAGTCTTAATTTCCCTACAAAGAATTTTGCTCTCGTCAAACGGTCGTACATCGATGGCGATGTGGGGTACAACCCTTTATTCATTTCATCCGGCAAATGGCTAGGAACCATGTCGTCAGGATTGTAGTCAAACATCTCCTTGGCAATATTGTCTGGACCTACGTATTCGATCAGCCTCGCCGCATCAAACCATTGTGGAATCAGATACTTCATCCTCTCGCCTACGCGCTTGTTGGCCTTCTCAATGCGCATGGCAATTCCTTTGGCAATAGGACCGATGGACTCCAGCATCTTGTCGGCTGTATCGTTAGCGATATTCATTTTTATGTTCGCTAAATTTCCAACGTCATTTAATCCTAGCTGTGCGAGGAGAGACTCTTTCAGGTACTTCAGGAATGTCCAGTTCTCGCCTCCAACCATCACTTCTTCAGGCAATAATGATTGGAAACTCTTCTTCGGTTCTCCACCTGCTAATCCTAAGCGCACATCCTCTTCAAATATGTCGAAGTGTTCAATCTTTGGACCGCCGTTGGTATCGAGGTCATAGCCCATAGGAGGATTGAGCCGTGCCGTAATAACCTGATCGATCTTCCTCTCATGCTTGCGAATCGTTGTCTCGATGGACGCTACAGCCCCTACCAGTGACCTTCCTGACGGTTCCCAAGGAACGTCATCTACCGTGTATTGAATGATCGGAATTTCAGGGTCCCAATCGAAGGCAGGACCGTCATACATCGGTCTGCTCAGCCCGTTCGATGAAATGATGAGGCGAAGGTTTGGATATACCCTGCAATCCTCCACCATCGCTGGACGCATATAAGGCTGTCCGTTTCTGAATCCACCAAATATGTCCTTGCCCAAATAAGGAACGCGGTAGAACCACGTCGTTCCTGGATCGCCCATAGGAAGTTCATAACCAGTTGTGTTGATCCTCAAATCCCGAATAAAGGTATAGCGGATTTCCGTGTAGAGGTTGCCAAAAGACTTTCCTGCATCCTGCAAGTCTCCGTATCTCCACGTTGCCGCAAAGTCCTGACGCTTTGCCTGAATCAGAGATTTGTAATTATTCATGCCAACGGTTTGAAGTTGACCTTGAAATAATGGGAATCTCCCATGCGCCTCCGCAATCGGCATATAATCGTAAATTGTGCAAGCATAACAATCCTGAATATCGTTCGTCCTTGAAGGTACTTGAGTCGGCATCACATCTAAAAGTCCTAGTGCGTCAAAACTCATTTCTCTTGGGCCAAAACCATACTGAGTTGCACGGACTTTTGGCCATAAGAATCCAATTCCCATTACGGTCGCATATTGCAGAACTTTTAAGATTTGGTAAGGAAAATCGGATTCTAAATAAACGCATTTGCTTACTTTGGTCAGCATCTCTGCCATTTTTTTATAATTAGGCAGGTCGGAGCCATACGCAGCAATTTCTCGAACTTCAGACAAAGTATTGCAAAATTTAGTTACGGCGTACCTTAATTCATTTGTGATTAAATTAGACTTCGACTTGTCTTTAAATAAACCATTGAAAACACGTAAGTTAGAGGCAAGATTCTTGTAGCTGTCTTGGCCGCTTAACCAACCCTCAGCCTCTTGAATTTGCTCCTCAACCCAGCCGATTTTTTTGCTTGGTGATGATTCAAAGGGAGGCACCTGCCACATTACCGTTTCAGTATTTGGGTCAAGATACACACATACTCACGATCCTCCCGGTGCGCGGTGCATCCTCAGATGCAACTAACGTGCATCATAAAACAAATCTCGTCAAGTGTCTAGAGAAAAAGGGAATAGCGACCCGAAAGCCGCCATATTCCTGCCACATTACGGCTTTTCCCTATTTCTTTACTTCCTTTGCCGCATCAGGTTTCGCCAAGCACACAGGATCTTTGGTTTTTGGATCAAGCTGAGGTTGAAAATTCTTTCCGCAGAAATCCGTAAGTTCTTTGACCACTCCCTGAAATTTCACTTGAGTCTGTTGAGCTTCCTGATTGGCCTGTTTCGCGGCATCGCCAGCCTGAATCATTTCGCTTTGCGCTTTGAAGAAATTAGCCTTGAGCGCATCAGAAGGAACAGGGGCGTTAAGTGTTTGGGCGGCAATCAGGAACGGGAACATAATTCCTCCCGCAAGAATGGCAATAGTGATTCCCTTCATTTTTTCTCCTTTGGATTCTGATTGGTTGGCTTCCAAGAGCATAACAGCTTCGTCTGCTTGGCCGTCCAGCGGCAGACGGCACTTTCGGGTCCGGCGTGGAAGGTCATCGTGATCTCACACACGCCGTCCTTATAAACCGCGCCGCCATACCAGCCGCAAGGTGGCGGCGGCGTCATAGGCACGGCTGTGATGGTATCCGTAGGTATGCCGGGCTGCCAACCAGAACCAATTGGCAGTGTGACAAGGGCACCAAAACACCGCCCGTCTTGGGTCTGATACTCACCCTTCTGGCAAGTTGTCGCTGCCGCCACAGCCGCAAACAGAAATACAATGGCAATTTTCATAGCCTTCCTGCTTTCTGGCCACGACGATAGGCTTCGATTACATCTCTGTTGTGCCTTTCGCACTGACAAATAGCAATGTTTCGTGTCGTTTCTTTCTC